CCCTTGACGGGCGGAAGCTGGCCGGGATCGCCCAGCACCAGGATCGGCTTGCCGAAGGCCAGGAGATCGCGCGCCATGTCGTCGCCGATCATCGACACCTCGTCGAGGACGAGGAGTTTGGCATCCCGCAAGGCCGACTGCTCGTTCAGCACGAAACGCGGCTTGTGGATGTCGGCAAGGCGGAGTTCGAGCGAGCGCTGCTGGGACTCGGCGAACAGCCGTTCGGCAGTGCCCATGGCGGGCAGTTTCGCCTTCAGTTCGGTGATCTCGTCCTTGATGCGCTCGATCTCGGCCGGCGTCGCCTCCGACACGCGGTAGATCAGCGAATGAATGGTCGAGGCCGGTGTGCCCTTGCGGGTCATAACCAGCGCCGCTTTGCCGGTGAAGGCGGCGTAGAGGACACCCTCATCCAGTCCCAGCTCGGCGATGGCGTGCTTTGTGATGGTGGTTTTCCCGGTACCTGCGTAGCCGAAAACCCGAAACACCTGGCGCTCGGCCGTGCCACTCGCGTACCAATCCTTGATGGACTCGATGGCCTTGGCCTGTAGCGGAGAGGGCGCGAAGCTCATGGCTGGCCCTTCCAGCAACGCCGCTGATAGGGACACATGCGGCAGAGGTAATAGTCGGACGCGGATGCGATGCGCGGCAGCAACTCGCCGGCCTCTGCGACCCGGATGATCAGGGCCGCCTTGTCGGAAAGCGCCTGAGCCTCCGCGAAATCGAAGGCGACGACTTCGTGATAGAGCGCCTGGGTGTCCTTGTTGATCGCCGTGAAGAGCGCGACCGCAAGCTCCATATAGGCCATGTAGAGCTGGACCTGCGCAAAGTAGATCGGCTTGGAGGCCGCAAGGCCGTGCTTGACAAGGCCGTTCCAGGACTTGGCGTTCAGCGCCTTGTGTTCCCACAGCGCCGGCCAAACGATGCCGACACCCGGACCGCCAACGATGACGCCGTCGATATGGCCGCGCAGCCGGCCGCAGGCAGCGGAGAAGCCGAACTGGCCGCCGTCGCGCCTCTCGGTCCTAAGGTCGAAGCCGGCGGCGCGCAGCCAGCGGATGGACAGGGATTCGAAGCGATGGCCGGCTTCGAAGATGCGCAAGGCGGCGCCGTCAAAATCGCGGCCATCGTCCGGCGGGGCATGGATGATCTCGTACACGAGCCGGCGCGCACAGGGCTCACCAATGCAGCTTGCGCCGAGATAGTCGCGTGGCGGCTGCTCTTTCCGTTCGGCCGTCAGCGCGGCATCGATCAGACCGTTAATCCGGGTCGCGACATGCCCGACCAACGAGCCTCCATATATGAGGCCAGAACCGTGATTGAGATCGAGCATGGCCAGCCTCAAAATGGAATCTCGTCGTTTAGGGGACGCTGCGCATCGGCCTGGCGCTGCATCGATTCCTGGAACCCGTCGATACAGGCCTCGATGATGCGGTCGATCTCGGCCGCGCTGCGGTTATGGAACGGCGCCATCAGCCCGAGTTCGATCAGCACTTCGGCGAGGCTCTTCCGGGCATCCTTGATCGCGCGGATTTCCATTTCGGTCTTGTCGATCATTCCGTTATTCCTCATCGCGAGCGCCGATCCGGCCTTAAGACAGCGCATCGAGCAGAAACGGTGATGCGGAAAGCAATCCCAGAGAAGCCGGTGGCAGTAGCCGAAACCACGAGCCTCGCGCCCGCAGAGCGCGCAGAGCCCTATCCGAGCAAAACCAAAGTCAAATTGTCGGCCGGTTGCTCCCTGATCCGCTGCGAGGCATGGACGATGAAGCAAGAGATCGCGTTCGAGGCTATCGCTTCGAGGTCGGCCATGGTGAGGGAGGCGATGGGTTTTGCCAGTCGTCCAGCGCCTCTTGCCTCGAGCCATCGGCCGATCTCTTTCGCCGCTTCCCGTGTCACCTGTGCCTGCCACGCGTCATCGCTCATGACGATCAACTGTTGAGCCAGGCGGGTCCTGCCGGCTTGGCGGCCGGCTGTTGCTGCGGCGGCATCGATGCGCCCGCCCAGGCCGGAGCGGCGGGGCGTGCCGGCGCCTGCGCGGCTGTCGCCTGGTTCCACGCCGGCTGCGCCGGCGGTGCCGGCGACTTCGGCCGAGCGCGTGTGCTCGGGCACGCCGGCACGACCTCGCCGTCCATCACCTTGCGCCACTCCGCCTCGCCCGGCAGGACTACGCGGTCGAGCTTGTTGCTGTCGCCGTAGCGGGGATCCTCGGAAGACTCGATCCTGACCTTGGCGATGAAGGTGATGCCGTTGAGGTCGGCGAGCCCACGCAGCACCCGCTTGGCCTTCGCCGCTTCGCTCATGTCGCTCGGATCGAGGCCGAGCGCCGAATCGATCATGGCCCGGAACGTGCTCTTGGAGATTTTCCAACCGATCGAGACGCCGTTCTCGTCCACCTTACCGCCCTGGACAGTGAACATCTGCCAGAACTTGCGCCGGACATGCGGGCCCTCGGTCACCGTGAACTCGCAGTCGAGAAGCCGAACGTCGCTCGACGGATCCTTGGGCGCCTTGAGAAGCCCGCGGTCGATCTCGCTCGACCCATCGATCCCGCCCGGGCGGACGTTCATAGTCACCTTGGCAAACGTACCGTCGGGAATGAGTTCGCCTGTCCTCTGCGGTTCGGCGTCGTTCATGTCGAAGCTCATGGGTATTGTCCTTTCGCGTTGATCTTGGAGAGAAGAGCGCCGAGGTCGGGCGGCTCGGTCACATCGAGGCGGCCGCTCCTGTCCTTGGCGGGAAGTCCGAAGGGATTGCCGGCGCGACAGACAAATCGGCGGACCTCCCCACGCTCGGGATCGTGACGCCAGTCGGCCGCCGAACCGGGATCGCCGTCGGGCGCAAAGAGGCTCATGGAGATGACCTGATCGACGATGCCCGGCAGTTCGCGGCCGGCCTTGCCACCCTCCATCTGGGGCTGCCACGTGATGCGGCTGAACTCGTCGGTGACCTTTTCGAGGATACCGACGAAGATCACCGTCTTGGCTTCGGCATGCTGCAGATGCTTGAGGAGGCCGATAACCTCGCGCGCAAGTAGTCCATAGGCGCCGCGCGTGTCGGGCTTGCCGGACTTTTCGGAGAATGCCTCAGGCCGGGTCTTCGCCCAGGCCATCGCCTGGCGCGTCAGATCCGTAATGCTGTCGACGAAGACGATGCGCTTTTTTGCGACCAGCGCCACAAGATCGGGGTAGAGCCCGACGACGTGATTGTAATGGCGCTCGCAAAAGACGCTCGTCTCGTCGGCGGCCGGATTGACGCCGCCGATGAGACAGGCAATGTCGAGTGCGTCTGCAAATGTCCGCACCGGAATGCTGTCGCCCGGCCAGTCCTGGACGGATTTCATGCCCGCCTCGAGATCGATGCACAGCGTCTCGGCGGCGGGCAGCGTTTTCAGAAGCGAGGTCTTGCCGACGCCGCTCGGGCCGAACAGCGCGATCGTGGTTTTGCCCTGCGCGGCCGAGATTCTCTCGTCGGCGGTGATGATTCTGAGTGCCATCATGCTCCTCCGAATACTGGAGTGGCGACCAATCGGGTTGATGCGTCTGGCGCATCGGCCCGCGGGGCGCTCGCCGGTTTTGGCTCGGCCCCCCTCTTGATCGCGATGTACGCTATGCGGCCATCGTTCAGCCGCTGCTGTACGGCGATCAACTGGCCCATTTCCGCGAGTACCATGACACGGCCTGCGATCCGGCCGAGCGCTTCGCATGCCATCACCGAAAGGCACGACGTGTCTCGCGCACGGTCGGCGCCAAGGTGGCCAATGTGGTAGATGAAGCGCTCGCCGGGTTCCGCCCTCTCGAACCAGCCGAGCAGTAGGGTTTCGCTGGTGACGAGGCCGTTGACCGGCTCTGGAATACCGACGAGACGTCGATCCCCAAGTCCGAAGGCGCGATGACGGACGGCGGGACGAACTGGCAGTCCATGATTGTTGGGCGTGCTCACGGCGTGCACTCCCGCCTCTGAGAGGCCTCGAACGCCTCAATGTCCTCCAGCCGGTAGACAACCTTGCCGCCGAGTTTGAGGAAGGCGGGGCCACGCCGCCGCCAACGCCAGGCTTCAAGCGTGCGGTGACTGAGCTTCCAACGCTCAGCCAACTGGTTCTGATCGAGAAGCTTCAACACTGTCCGCTCCGGGTCGTGATCAATCTCGACCCGAAGCAAAGCACGACGGCGTCGCGTTGACCGTGGGAGCTAAAGTGGGATGCGGTGCGGGATCAGTGTGGGATGCTGGGGGATGGGTTGGGGACGGGCATGGGATAGAGCGGCGTGCGCAAAACGCCGCGCCAAAACAAAGAATTAGAGCGTGCGGACGATTCCGAAGGAACGTCCGCCGCTAGAGGTGGAATCCCTAGCTGTCCGCCGTTGAAAGCGACTCCGAGGCCGCGGAAGACCGAAGCGGAAGCCTGCGCTGAAACAGCGAGGTGAGGCGTCGATACGCGCGATGCGCATGTCGCACCCCCGGGCGGTCCGGTAGATTGAGCCGGTAATAGCCCCGCCCGTCCGATGCAATCAGCGTGCGCCAGTTGGGCTTGGTCTTGAACAGATCAATCATTCGCATCGTCTGGGCATTACAGTCGGCCAGCAATTCCTTGCCGGGCCGCCACGGATTTGCCGTCCGTGAGGCCTCATGTAAGCGGCGCACGACCGCCGCCTGGAGCGGGCCGAGCCGGAAGATCTCGCCATTCAACACCACCTCGGCGTAATCGTCGCGGTGAACAAGGTCCGGCGCTGCGGCGCAAGCGTCCGGATCTGGCGTTGCCTTGTCCAGTGCCATAACGGCAAGGCCATGCTCTGCCTCGAACCGCTG